AATTTGTTGGTGCAAACGACCAATAAGCTTGGGCAAATGCTGACGACCAACTTGCTCGGTTTTGTCGGCGTTTCCAATGCGGTCTTTACCTCCGGGAACACCATTACGAATTGGATTGGAGAACAGACGGCATCCAATTTGCTCAATGCGCGGATGCTCTCGAATACCATTGCGGGTTTGTCGAATGGCATTGTTTGGTCGGGCACGAACTCCTCGGTATTTCTGTCGAATAGTTTTGCGGCGGTGATGGGGTCATTAACGAACTTGGGTGGGGGTGGCACCAATGCGTTTTCAGACAGTGGCATCACCAACGCGATTGTCTCGCAGCATACGGACATTACTAACTATTTGGCGATGCTGACGGATACCAACTTGGGGGCGGCGGGATTGCTGCGTGCCTCCGACTTGCCGTCATTTACCACCAACGGCGATGCGGCAGCAGCGGCGTTGGGGTCGCAGTTATCGGCAGGCCAGACGTTGAGTGATGCGATTGGTGCGGATGCGGATACGTTGTCGGGATTGCCAGCGGGTGCTTCAGGGGGCAGCGGTTTGTCGCTGGCGTTCATGGGGCAGACTCTGAACCTTGACCCGGATGCGATTATACCCGGCTCGTGTAATTTTGTGTATTATCTTACGGAGTTGGTCATCGTTATTGGGTTTTATCTGAGTTGCGGCAAGCTCTATTATTCGTTTATGTCGGATTTGAGCAAGCTGCGGGGGAGTCAGGTGCCGAATCTGAACATGGAGGTTTTTGGGGTTGGTGGTAATTTTTTGGGGGCAGCGGTGCATCCCGCAATCTGTGCCGCGATTATTACGTTGTGGGCCGGTGCCTTGGTCGTGGTCGTTGGCAAGATTCCGTCGTCGGGTTTGATTCAGACGGCTGTCACCGGTGCATCCGGGGCCGTGGGTATTGGCGGCGGGGTGGCGTGGAATCTAATCAATCGCACTATTCCGATTCCGTTAATGATGTCGCTAATTGCGACTCGCATCGGCTTGCAGTTCACGATGGGCACGCTCATTTTGGGTGTGGCGGGAGTAATGCGGTTTTTCATTGGAGGATAACATATGACAGTGGATCAAATTATTGTGATGGCATGTGGGGCATTCGTCGCGTTGGCAATGCTCTGGTGTTTGGCAAAATACGTATAAATTTATGAAACGATGTTTAATTATGGCATTGCTGGTTACGGGGGGTGTAACCCTCCGGTCGGAAAGTCTGATTACGTTTACGAATCAGGCGGACACGAACCAATGGTATCAGGGCACGATTCAGACCATGGACTTTCAGGGCATGTCGGAAGCGCAGGTCTGGATGGCGGGTTTTGGGCTGGTGTTCGCGGCGGGGGTCACGGGAATTGGCGTGCGTTGGGTGCGTCGCATCATTGGCGGAGGAGGAGAAAGTGAATGAGTTACACCAAACAGGACGTGTGGCGTCGTTTTCTGCGCAGCAAGCGTGGGATGGTTCACAGACGACGGTTGTGTATGGTGGCCGTCGTCGTCATGGGTTGCGTTTTAGCAGTGGGGTGGCTATTGCCGCGATTGTTGGCGCTCGCTATCCGACATTGGCTTTGGCCGATGCTGCCTTAGACGAAGCGGCGGAAATGTTGGTCAATTGGTTAAAACGAAAACATTATGTCAATTCATGCGATTAGTGGGAAGCCCGGTGGCGGGAAGTCCATGTATGCGGTAAAGCTGATGCTCGATGAACTGCGATATGGCACTCGTCCGGTGGTTACGAATTTGCCATTGAATCTGTGCGCATTGAATGAATATATTCAGCGGGAATGGCCGGAAAAAGCCGTGGACATTTTTGCTCGGGTGCACTTGTTGGATGACGACCAGACACAGGAGTTTTGGACGTATCGTCCCTTGGGGATGGATGGCTGGCTTCGTATTCCTCGGCTGACTAAGGAGCAATGGGTGAATGGAGAAAAGCCATCGTATGCGAAGGTGATGGACTCGGGTGTGTGGTATTGCATTGATGAGTGCCATAACTTTTTCAATGCGAGGGCGTGGATTGAAACGGGTCGGGATGTGTTGTTCTATTTGTCACAGCATCGCAAGCTTGGCGATACCGTGGTATGGGTTACTCAGGCGGTGGATAATGTGGACAAGCAGTTTCGTTCGGTGACTCAGGATTTTACCTATCTTCGCAATTTGACGAAAGAGAAAATGGGCTTTTTTAAATTGCCAGCGTATTTCGTGCGTCGCACCTATGGGGAGAAAGCAACTCCTAATACGCCAGCCATGGAAACGGGCACGTTTAAGCTGGATGTGTCGGGTATAGGTTCTTTGTATGATACGGCGCGGGGGGTCGGGATTCACAATCGCGGCAATGCCGATATGCAGGAGCGTCGTACGGGTATTCATTGGTCGGTGCTCGTCGTGGGGATTCCAGCCTTGGTGATTGCGATATTTGTGTTTGTGCCGAAGGTCACAGCGAAGGTGTTCGGCTCGAAGCATCATTTGGCGTTGCCGAAGTCCGGGAAGGAGTTGTCGGTGCATCCGCTTCCGTCGCCGGGGGATTACGTGTCTTTGGTGTCGCCGAAGGTCGCGGTCAGTCCGGCATCGACGAATGGGGTGACTATGATTGGGTATTTGGTGTCTCCAGACCCGCGCAATCTCCTGCATAAGCGCGTGGAAGTGGTGCTGTCGGATGGTCGGAAAGTGCGTAGCGGAGACGGGCATTTGCAATATCTTTGCGAGGACTATGCCGTGGTGGATGGCTTAACGAATTGGTATCATCCCCCTGTCGTGGTGGCTCCAGTGGAGTCGGTCTCGGTTCCGGTTCCTCCGGTGGCGGTCGAAGTTACACCCCCCGTAACCACGGCAAATTATGGGGTTGACAGTGGCGGGGTGGTGGTCTACACTATTCCTCAGCATGTGAACCGTTTGGCGCATCCGGCCATCCGTTCCGCGTTGGGTGGGTTCAATGGCTATGGGCAGTCGGGGTATTGAGAATTTGTCTGGCGTAAAGTCCTGACGCGAGGCATCACAAAACAAAACAGGCATATAACTAGTTATGAAAAAAGCTGAAGTGGTTGGTGCGTTGGAAAAAGGTGAAATCCTAATGCAGGGGTTGTATTGGGGCGGTCGCATGGACGTCATTACCATGCGGGACAAGGCGACCGGCAATCGTCGCACGGCCTATGTCCTGAAGGAAACGGTGATGGTGGAAAAGGGGCCGGTCGCAGTGTCCACGTGGATGCCGGATGACTACGATGCGGTGAAGCATCCGTGGGAGCAGAAGATTAAGCGCATGACGCCCGTCGTGGCTCGTATCACGCGGTTGGAAACGGTGGCGGGCAACGTTCAGATTTCGGGCGTTGTGGAACCTTTGGAGTAAGTGGCGGAGGCTGCCCCCGTGTTCCTTACTCTAACAACAGGGCAGCACAGGGGAGGGGCGGGAGCGCGCGCAGCGCGCCCCGCCACTCCCCGTCTATCCTTGTTTATTATTACCTAACTTAACAATTCCTATGTTGTTTCAAAAATCACCACTTGCCTTTATTTGGTCGGCAGAGCGTTTGTTTCAATATTATTCTCATGTCTATTTCTGGACTTGGACGTTCAAGACCACTCCCTCAACGGACGAGGCAGCGATGATGGACTGGAATTTATTGGCTGCTAGAATGCAGCGTAATTTTGGTTGGTTGCGTGGCTTGAGGGTTTGTGAATTGCACAAATCCCATGGTATTCATTTTCATGCTCTCGTGAATGGCCGTATTCCAGTTGACCGTATGCGTCGTCTTATTTACGGTTCCGGCCATTTGACTGGTCACAATCGGTATTTGGACTTCGGTCGTATTCATGTGCGCCCTTGTGTTCCTTCCGATGCGGAATATCTGTCTAAGTATATGACGAAGCAATATACCAAAGACCATTGGTTTGGATTGCGTCGTCGTTGGGGCACGATTGGTGGGTTTCGTCAGGTGAAAAAGAATGACATTGAAATCATTTCACCTTCGACTCAAAATCGCAAGCTGCTCTTTGGAGAAGCACAAGTCCCGTATGCCACGCTGATGGCAACGGTGATGTTCACGAATTGGTTTGGAGAATTGAAAAACTGGCCGCGTCAATACCTGCGGCATTTAATCGAACAAACCTCGGCTCGCTCAAATTGGATGAAACATTATGAAAACTTACAAGCTGGATTATTCAAAAACGTGGCTGACGATAAGGAAGCCGAAGATTTCGCGCGATGGCTCTCGAAAGATACGGGTGTCGTTGCTGATACAGGAGCCTCCCGAGGTCGGGATGAAGGTGCAATGGTTAAACCGGAATGGGATGGTGAAACGGGTTTCGAGCCGGACTATGCTAATTGCTTTTTCGGACAGCCTTTTTAGGACGACGTATGAGCAGCATTCGTATACGGTGGCTTGTTTGTGTCGCCAGTCGAAACCGCCGAAGGAACGTCATACGTAGCGTCAGCGAACGGGGCGGCATCCCGAAAAAATTTTGTTGGGAAAAGTGTCTCAGGATGAGACAGATTAGAAAGTGGACACTTTTGTCTTAGCCTTGGACACGTTAGCGTTACAAAGGGCTGGCATGGGAGTTGCTGGTATGGAGTAGTTACGGGGGGTGTAACCCTCGTTTAGAAAACAATAAACCAAAGAAAGAAAAATAGTATGGAACAGAAAGAAAATAAAACGTCGGTGATGCAGCGTCAGGCTTCGGGTCAGCCGGCGCAAGAGGTTCGGATGAATGACCGTGCCAAAGAGGCCGCGGCGGTGTCGGTGCAGTCGGCGATTGAGGTGAAGCACGCGGAGCAGGTCAGGGTTATTGGTCAGCACATTATCTCCAAGACGGGGGAAGTCGCCGGGTTGTATTTGACCCTCTGTCGTTACATTCGTGCCAACCGCTTGGCGCCGAAGTTGGTGTCGCATGAACTGACGGCCTTGGGTTTTAAGAAGTCCCGGGTGTCGGAAATCAATCGCGTGGCTCAAGCCTCGGATAAATTGTTTAATGATTACGAGGCCAAGATGCTCGGGTTTGACCGCACGTTGGCCTTGGCTCGGGTTGAGATTCAGGGCCAGCCTCCGGTATTAACACCCGCCGGAAAACAGTTGTCGGAGGCCGGGGCGGTGTCAGAGCGGGAAGAAAATCAGGCATTGCGCGATGCCGCGTCTACCTCCGCGGCGCGTGCCTCCGGCAAGGAAAAGAAAAAGAAAGCCAGTGTGGTGCGTGCCGCGTTGGTGGCCAAGCTCTTTGATACGCTGCATCCGAAGTGCTCGTTTCCGTTGCAGTGGGAGCATGGTCCTTACAAGGTCGTCGTGTCCTATGATGCGGAGTGGAAACCGGCGGCTTCGGTGGCGGCGAAGGACAAAAAATAACCGAGTTAAGCGCTGGGGCGGTGACAGCGCCCCCTTTTTTGAATTATGAAACTACTGGAATTTGCGTATTATTTGGTGCTGGCCGCGTTGGTCTTATTTGCGTTGCGCGAGATTGATAATCAGCGGGTCGCGTCGTCTCGGATTCATGGGGAAGATACAGGGTATCGTTGGGGATGGACAGACGGCTCCAATGCGTGTTGTTGGTATTGGCAGACAAATGGAGGTGTTCCATGGAGACGATAACCGTTTGTGCGTGGTGTTTTCCGGGGCTGTCGATTGTGGCCGGGTGTCGCGTGTCGCATTCGATTTGTCCTTTTCATTTGTGGCTCGAAGTCTTTAAATTTGAATTGGAGAATTTTTATGAAACAAAAGCAATTGTCCGTTCCTTGTCTGTTGTCGGCGGGTAAATGGGAGTTGAATCAACGTCCAGGGTATTGGGTGCGCGTGAAGCGGAGTGGCGAAGTGCAATCGTTGTCTCCAGTTCCTGGCCATGCATTCTTGTATATCGCGCAATCCTCGAGCTCGGATGACATCGAGGAAACCTTAGGTCGTTTGTTGCTCCTGCTTGGGGGGGTGGGAAAATGAATCCTCGTTTGTCGTTGCAATTGCACTGTGCTGGCTTCGCGATTATTCGGGTGCATGATGGAACGTTGTGGCAGCATGAGCCTTCAGGTGTTCATTTATTTTGGTGTTCTCATTCTAATTCGTATGTGGTTATGTGGTTAGATGAACATCGGAATACTAAGGAAACATCATTTGGCACGGCTGTTTCTGTGGCAGTGACGTTTGCTATTTTGAAGTCGGGGTCGTAGGGTTTTGGCGCGTGCCGTTGCGCGGTTCGCGCTGTTTTTGAAGCGGAGCACCATTGTTAGCATCAGCGTTGGCAAGGAGGCATTTGCGACGCTGCCACCTAAGAAGCTCGGTGTCAATGGGGTCTTTTAGGGGGTGGGAAATTGTCTATTGACAAATGCGCACACATGTGAGAAGATAGTATTACGGAATCGAAGGGTCGGAAAGCGGGTAACTTGCACCGCAAGGTGGGTTACACCCCCCGTAACCTTTGATGCCGTGTAGAAGAAAGTGAAGGGTAATATGCTGAAACACATCAAGAATGGTGCACGTAAAGCTGTTGGCTATGGAATGCAAGCTGCCGGCGTTGGTATCGGTGTGGCCGCTGCTACGGGCACGGTGGTCGCGCAAACCACCGATGACATTACTAGCACCATCACGACCGTTAGCGGCTATCAGACTGCCGCCGTCGCGGTGGGCGTTGCGGTGCTCCTGTTCGTGCTCGGTCGCAAGGTCGTGCGCAAGATGATTTAATCATCTCACAATTACGGGGGGTGGTTACACCCCCCGTAACCTTTCCACAATCTTCTATTCTTGAATCCTATGTTTAAAAAACAACTGTTCGTTCTTCTGTGGCTTTTGTGTGTGTGTTCGGCCGTTGCCACCACGCAAAGCTGTATCACGATTGGCCCCATCTTTAACGCGACGTGCGGCGGGGTCGTGTGTGGCGTCGATATTCTTATCAATGGCGTTGACCAAGGGAATGTGCAAAAAAGCAGCATCATTTCCGGCGGTGTCTGGTTCTCCACGCCGGTCACAGTCTGCGGCGATGCGGCCCCGAATGAGTCGTATTTCTTTTGGGTTGGGTCACAGCCAAACCCGGGAACCACGCCATCCGAGGGTGCGAATGGCCGTGGGTTTCCTTCGGGTTCGACGATTACGGGCACGGTGGCGGGTTCGGCGGGCAGTTGCACGCCGGGCATTCAGTGTCTGGCGACGAATCAGACGTATTCCTATACCTATGTGAACACGTCTCCGGATTATGTGATGGTGGTGGCGACGTTGGATGGCTCGCTGGTGTGCATGGGTCAGGCGTCCGGTAATTCGGGCAACGGCTTTGTCGTCGTGCCTCCGGGCCAGACCGGCACGGTCACGTATGGCCCTATTCCCGTCGGTTGTTCTCCTCCGTCCACGGATGGCAATGTCCAGTTTGAGACGTGGGCGTATCAGGGCTGGGGTTCGGTTGGTGGGTGTGCAACCCCGCAAGGCTATGCGTCGGGCAGTCCCCAAGGGCCGACGACGGTATCGCCGGGGCCGGGGGGCACGGGTCAATCTGGTGGCGGTGGTTCCGGCGGTGCGGGTGTTCCCGGGGGCACAGGGGCGGGCACGGGTTCTCCAGACCCGGTGTATAGTCCGACGAATACAAGCCCGATTACCTACAATCCGACGAATTCACCCGGGGGCACGAATCCCGCAACGGATGGCACCTTGCAAGAGGGCTTGGCCGCTATCTACGATGCTATCAATCGCAATGGCTCGGCGATTGGCGGGGATTTGGTCACGCTGGACAAAGACCAACAGGCGATGTTGGCCATCAATGGTTCCGGCTTTTTGGCGGCGAGT